TTAAATAATTTGACAAAAGGTAAAAATTAGTTTTATATTGGATATAATTTGTTTACCTACTGCCAATGGGAAAAGAAGCTGACTATGTAACCTCAAGTATAGGAGAAGTAGCATTTTTATTATGGCATCAGATTTATCCAGATGATTTAACCTTTAAGCCATTTGTTGGCTGTGTTTATCATAATCCTCATGTCAATTGGGGAGAGATAATAAATTCTTATTGGCTAGGAGAGAAAATACCTTCTTGCGAATTGTCAGAGTGCATAGTGGTTGCTAAGAGAATACTAGACAAGGGCGAGATAAACAAAAAGTGGTACAGGGAAATGAGAGAAGCAATTGAGGATATTAGGGAAGATTATGTCTTTCCAGTTGTTTAAAATGTTATTTAAAATGGTATAATATATAGAGATGTTTGAGGATTTTAAATGGCATAAATACTTGAAGGGACATCCAACTGCATGGGAAGGTCATATCCTCTATATTTATAATCAAATACCTATATGGAAGCCTAAGGTTATTGTAGAGTTGGGAGTTTATTACGGACACTCACTTGCAACAATGGCAGAGAGTTGTTTAGACCATAAGCTAGATACTAAATTGTATGGTATAGACCATTTTATGGGAGATGAGCATAGTGGGAAGTTTGGAACGGAAGTAGAAGATGTCGCGACAGAATGTTTATCCCAATATCCGAATGTAACTTTGATTAAGAAGTCTTTTAACAGGGCATTAGAGGACTGGGATAAGCCAATTGATTTACTTCATATAGATGGAAGACATTTCTATGAGGACATTAAAGAAGACTTTGAAGGTTGGAGTAAGTTTGTGCCTAAAGGTGGGCATATAATTTTACATGATACTCAAGAAACTGGGAGTGGTTTTGGTATAAAGAGATACTTTGAGGAACTTCAAGAACAACACCCTGATTGGGATTTTAGTGAGAGGAAAGAGTCCCACGGGTTAGGTATAGTTACAAAGAAAACATAATTAAGAATTAAATGTATAAAAATGAGATACTATGTTTACAATCATCATGGTTTTTGGCAATGGGGTATTCCTGATAACGAACTAATGGAGAGAGATGTAGTTTTTATGTGGTCGGATTTTCCATTTAGAAACGAAGTGAAGACATTACAAGCTATGGGTAAAAAGGTGATAGTTTATGAACATGGTTTTGGTGCATTGTTTGATTATGAGCTAAACAACAGAGATTTTATTGCTGATGGATACTTGGCACTAGGAGATGAGAGTAGGGATTCTTTGGTAAGAGCTGGGGTTGATCCTAACAAGATTTTGGTAACAGGAAATCCTATATATGATGATATTAAAAAGACTAAACATACGGGTAATAAGGCTTTGTATGTAGCACTACATTGGGTAAGAGATGTTAGTTATTATAACCAGATGGTTTTTGACCAGTTAAGAGAAGCCTATCCACAGCTTGATTGGACGGTTAAGCTAACTGATAAAACTGGTGACATATCAGCACCAAAGAAGTGGTTTAATAATGTAGAAGATAACATTTTAGAAGATATAAAAGAGAAACTTCCTAAGTATGACATGGTCTTTACTCCAAGACCTTCTACCTTTGAGAGTTTTGCAAGGCTCATGGGCATACCTGTTTATGTGGTAGACGAAGAGGAGAGTTATAAAGGAGATGGAGAGCCTGAGATGGTACCAATGAACAATACCTATTTAAAGATAGGAGATAAACTACCAAGACAAAGACTAATTGACATGGATAAGTATATAAAGAGACCTAGTTTAAGTTTTAATTTAATTTTAGAGTGGATTAAAACATTATGAGTGAAGATATAAGTAAGCCATATACAACAATCACAGCAGAGAGTAAGAAGAATTATGAAGAGGGTTGGGAAAGAATATTTGGTAAGAAGAGAAAACTAAAGGCACAACTACATCAGATAAATAATCAGAGACATAAGATAATAAATGGGATACAATCTAAAGGAGGTAGAACTGAGGCTAGAGAAGCAGAGTTGTTATCTCTTAAAAAGAAGAGAGAGAAGATTTTAAGGGAATTAGACAAGCTAAAATAATGGTATAATTGTATATATCTATTAAAGCAGAAAGAAAATTTAATAAGCAATATAACCTATAACTAGGGCAAATATATGGCAGATTCTGAGAATAAAAACAACGTTCATAAAGAAAGAATAGCTATGAGAGAAGCCCTGTTGACTTGTCTTGTACCAGAGGATATCGCAGACTTAGTAAGGAATCTTATTAATATGTCCACAGACCCAGCAGTTAAGCCTACTGATAAGATAGCGGCAATAAGGACTATCTTTGAGTATGCGGTACCAAAGCCAGAGAGGGCGGTTGATGTGACATCTAGAGGGGAGAAGTTATCATCAGGAATAGTTATTCAATGGGAGGACGATGAAGATATACAAACCACATAAATATCAAAGGATGTTCCATAGTAGCAATGCAAGGTTCAGGGCTTTTATAGCTGGTCGTCGTGGAGGTAAAACGACCTCGGGAACAATGGAGGCATTGGCTTTTGCTTATGGAGAGAGTATAGATAGAAAGAAGAAGATACAAACACCTACGCGTGGGTGGATCATATCACCAACTTATCAGATGTTAAAAGACATTAACATACCAGTATTGATGGATTGGTGTGACCCAGAGGTTATTAAAAGTTGGAATAAGTCAGATAACAGACTAGAGTTTAAGAATGGGAGTACAATAACTTTGAGAAGTGGTGAGAATCCAGATAGGTTAAGAGGGGTAGGTTTGGACTGGGTATGGTTAGATGAGGCTTGTTTTATGAGTAAGCAGGTGTGGGAAGTAATTTATCCTGCACTAACAGATAAGAATGGTGTGGCGTGGGTAACAACAACACCGCAAGGATATGATTGGGTGTACGAGACATTTTATAAACCTGCTATACAGAAAGAGCCTGGATTTGAAGCATGGAAGTTTACTACACTAGATAATCCATATATTGACAAAGGTTTAGTAGAACAGGCAAGAAAAGATTTAAGTGATATGATGTTTAAACAGGAGTATTTAGCTTCTTTTGAGAAGTTTGAAGGACTTATATATCCAGACTTTAATGAGTTAAGACATTGTAGGGAGAGCGAGAGAGCAGTAACAGACATATACTTTGTAGGATTAGATGTGGGCTGGAATCACCCTACTGCAGGTCTTTTGATTAAAGAAGATATCAATGGAAACCTGTTTGTTATTGATGAGTTTAGAGAGCAGTTTCTAACAGCCAAAGACATTAGTAATCAGTTAAATGGAATGCTTATTAGAAATGGGTTAAGAGAGCAGGATATACAAATGTTTGTTATTGACCCAGCAAGTAAGGGAACACAGCAGACAAGTGGGCAAAGTATGATGTTCCAATTACAAGAGGAGGGTTGGGGATTTGTTCCTGCAAACAATGATGTTATGGCTGGTATTAACAGGGTAACTAGAATGTTTAGAGAAAACAAGCTGTTTATATCAAAAAGATGTAAAAACTTAATTGAAGAATTGAACAACTATCATTGGAGAAAGTGGAACGAAGAAAAGGATACTAGTAGAAGTGAGCCGTTTAAGCTAGGAGATGACGAGTGCGATGCTTTAAGGTATGTTGTGCATTCAAGACCAGACTACTTTGAACACCCTAAAGTTAACATATATGGAGAACTGGAAAAAGAGGAAGATGATGACGAAGTTGATATTAACGAGTCTATAGACAATTTAATGTCAGGGGACAGTTTTATCTAATATGTTATAATTGTATATATGGAAACAACAGTCATAGTTTTGTGTATTTTACTTGGTATAGCAGTAGTAGCTCTTGGAGTTATAGCCTCCTTGCAGATAATAACAGGCTCTAGTGAGAGAAAAGAGTTACAAAAATTACTTAAAGCAAGGGATTTACCAGAGTTTACTACTTATGGAGAAAAACCCGAAGAAGAAGAAATAGAAGATACTAGTAATCTAGTGGATTTAGAAAACATGGATACAGTTATTCAAGAAGCAATGGAGAAGACTTTTAATAATAAGAAATAAAGAACGAGGATTCTTAATCTAGTTTAGTATACAAATGGCAAGAAGCACAGCTCAGGATTACGAGGAGAAGGGTCGTAAAGAGAAGTACGACAAAGAATATTGGTTGTCCTATACTAAAGAAAAGTTTGATGAGAGCAGAAACTGGAGGGGTACTAATGTTGAACTTCAATGGTTTGTTAATTACATGTATTACAAGGGATACCAGAACCTCAAGTATGACAAAACAACGGGAACATTCATAAAAGATGTTAGAAATCCACTTACATTTTACATTAATCACACCTATATGGTTTGTAGAGCTATTAGAAATGCTGTGATGAAGGCTAACCCAACTTGGGATGTAGATGCCTTGCCTTATGGAGAGCTGGACAACGACACTTCAAGGATATTAGGAGAGTATTTAGCTTTCCAGTATGATAAGCTCAATTTAGAAGAGAAGGTAAACAAAGCTTTACTTTATGGATTACTTTACGGACTAGGAATATTCCAGTATGGCTATGATGACAGGCTGGACAATGGCGAGGGAAATGCTTGGATAGAAACCTTAGACCCATTTGATACTTACATTGACCCATATTGTACAAGCATGGATGACGCTAGGTATGTGATTAAAGTTATGAGTAAGCCTTATGAGTTACTAGTTGATAATCCTAACTATGATAAAAAGGTGGTAGAGAACTTAACAACAACTTCTACTTTAAGTGAGAGTGATTATAAGAATCTTATACTTAACAATGAGAACAATATCAGCAATACAAGCAAGAATGTGATATTACACGAAGGCTGGTTTGTAACCAAAGAGGGGATAAGAGTAATAACTACAAGCCCACAGAGCAATGAGATTTTAAGGAATGAGTTAACAACCTTTAAGAAGTTGCCTTTTGAGATTTATCAGCCCGATATAAATGTAGGTGGTATTTATGGTGAGGGTTGGGTAAAGAACATAGTACCACTCAACAAAGCAGCTAACTATTTAGAGACTTCCAGACTTGAGTATAATATTCTTATTAACAAAGGAAGATTACTTATCCCTAAGGGTGCTGGAGTAAAGAGTGTTACTAATCAGAACGGAGAAAAGATTTACTATAAGGCAGGGTTCAAACCAGAGTTTCTGCCTACACCTCCAATGGGAAGTGATGTAGACAGACAGATTAACGCCTTAGGTACATACATACAATTAATTGGGGCTGCTAACGAAGCCTTTATAGGACAAACACCAACAGGGGTAAAAAGTGGTATTGCTATTGAGACCCTGATTGCTTCTAACTTTAACCAGTTATCAGACTTAGTCAATAATCTAGCTAATACTTTGGCAAAACTAGGAGAGGACATATTGAATCTAGGATATGAGTATCAGTTACTTACAAAGCCATTTAGAGCTTCAAGTGGGGAGTATTACGGAATATTGGGTGGTGGATTAGAGCCAAAGGATATGGAAAGACTTGTAAAGGTTGTAAGCATACCAGCAAACCCAGAGGTTAAGGTAAAGATAACAAGTGGTGTAGCACACACGAAAGAGGCGAAGAGAGACATTCTAATGACTTTAAGAGCAGGTGGAGATGTTAGCAGACAGACCCTACTAGAAAACTTGGGTATTGACCCTAAGGTAGAGCAAGAAAGAATAGTACAAGAGCAGACACCACAGGGATTACCACAAGGAATGCCAGAAGGATTAGAAGGAATAGACCCTAACGCACCATTACCAGAAGGAATAGAGTTACAGGTGTAGGTATTACGAATGTGTTATAATTAAGTAAGAGATTGTCTTTAGTATGCAGCAGGTCCATCCTCGGCCTGTTGCACAGTAGAGATAATCTACTAGCTCTTTATAAATAAATTGTAAAAACCCGTACGACACAGAAGTCGTTAAAATGTGGGTAAGATTATGGAGGACACAAACTCTATTGCTGTAAACACAACGGATGCTTCCGTTACAGAATCAGCACCTGTAGAACAAGCAACTGAAGATACTTCTATTGAGTCGCCAGAGAAGGCGTTAATCTCCGAAGAGGTAGAACAGGGTACTGAAGCTAAACCAGAGACTAAGGTAATCCCCAAGGTAATCCCCTACGAGAGATTTGCTGAGGTCAATGAGAAAGCGAAGAAGTACGAAGCAGAATTAGCAGAACTAAGAAGGCAACAGGAGGAAGCCCAGAGACTTGCTAGTATGTCTCCTGATGAACTAGCTCAACAGCAACAATTAGAAGTTGCTAAGGAGACCTTAAAAAAGTTGGGCTTTGTTACAAAGGAAGAGCAAGAAAGGATTTTGCAGGAAGAGAAAGCAGCAAACATGTTTATCTCTGAGTGCAACCGTTTAGAAGGCAAGTATGATGGGAAAGATGGTATGCCTAAGTTTGTTGCAACCGAGATTGCCGCATACATGGACGAACTTGCACAGCAAGGGCAGTATGTATCTGATCCTGAGACGGCTTACAAATTGAAGTACTTAGATCAGATAGCAGAGGCAAAGGCAAAGCAACAGAGAAGTTCTACATATTCTGAGAAGCAGCAGGGAGGAATGAATCAGGTAGATGATACCAGAAGTTCAGAACTTGAAGCTGCTGCAAAAACAAGAGACTTTGTACAGTTTCTTAAAAAGCATGCACCAATGCCAAAGTCTTAACTTTTAGGCGTTGTAAAGACATTGGGAAGGCGTAAATAGTCGCTGTGCTTTTAGGACTGTTGGGTCTTTGTTATTGAGGACTTTTAATTATTAGAATTACTAAAATGGCTGTATATCAGACATACAACGCAAAAACAAATCATGAAGATTTGACCGACGTTTTGACAAAAATCGGTGATATGACTACACCTGTGTACTCAAAGCTTAGGAAAGTATCTGCAAAGAATACTATTCACGAGTGGAGTACATATACTCACGATACTGCTGCAGACAATGCACAGATTGAGGGTGATACATATACCTATGGCACATTAACCGCACCTCAGAGACTTTCTAACTACACTCAGATTTTTAGAAAGACATTCCAAGTATCCAATACTCAACAGGCAGTAGATCCTGCAGGAATGGAAGATGAGTATGCATTCAGGGTTCAGGTTGCGCTAGAGGCCATTGGAAGAGACATTGAGAAAGCTCTTGTCAATGGTACTGGTGCATCTGGGGCTTCTGGAACTGCTAGAAAGTTAAAGGGTATTCTTGCATTCATAACCACAAATGTATCAACAGGATACGGTGGAAGTGGAAGTGGAAGGAATATCTCAGAGGGTGAGTTAAACAAATTGATTCAGGATTGTTACTCTAACGGTGGAAGACCAGAGTGGTTACTCGGTTCTTACACACAAGTAAACAAACTAGCTCAACTTATGAGTGGAATGAGGTCATATAACGATGGAAACAAAGAGTTTACATCTGCTATGTTGGTCTATTCCTCACCATTTGGTAGGTTAGTTGTTGAGGGTGATAGTCAGATTCCTGATGACACACTTACAGTCTTGCAGAAAGACATGTGGGCTGTAGCACAACTAAGACCAGTTAAAAAGATAGATACTCCAGAGACTGCTGATGCAAAGAATGGAGTCTTGATTGGTGAACTGACCTTAGAGGCTAGGGCAGAAGCTATGAACGGTAAGGCAACTGGGTTAAAAACAAACTAGTTCAATTACCAAGTAGTGCAATTGGGAGGGGCGTTAGTCCCTCTCTTTTGTTAAATGGTATAATATAGATATGGAAATAGTAGACCCACAAGGAAGAAAGATAACAGGTAAGAGTAAAGAAGAGGTTTTAGAAATCTTGCAGAAGTTAGCACCTAAGAATAAAGAGCAGGAAGCGATATTAGCACAGGCTGTAGGTGAACAACTTGAGAAGGTGAGAAAGGCTAAAATGCACAGAGGTCTAGAGGAAGGCTTTGGGGGAGTATTTGAGCATAATGCTAGAATGAGAGTTAAATCTGATGGTTTTAGTAAGAGTAGAGACTGGAGGCTTGAGGCTGTTATTCCCAAAGAGATGTATTATGTAGCTAGAAAAATATGGGGAGATGATGTTATAACTAATCCTGCTAAGTTTAAGGAAGCATTTGTTAAAGATGAACAAGGCAGAATGTGTTTAACAGTAGATCCTAAAACAATCTAAATTATAACGAGGATATTATGTCCAAGAAATCAAAAACAAAAGGAAAAAGACCACTTCAGGTCTTGTTTTTACCCGTAGATGAAGGTGGCTGTGGCTGGTATAGGATTAGACAGTTTGATGAAGCCTTTAAGTTTAGAGATGATGTTAAGAGCTATTTAATGGATGGAAAAGAACCAGTGGACAAACAGATGGAATTGATAAAATCTTCTGATGTAATTGTGGGCAGGTTAGGTGATTATGAGTATATTAAGTTGATAAAAGAAGAGATAGACCCCAATAAGAAGATAGTCTTTGACCATGATGATAACACAATGGAAGTGTTACCTACTTCAGAGCATTACAAAGAGTTTGGAACAGAAGATGCATGGGCATTAGTAAATGGAAATCTCAAGCCAATATGGGTTACAGGTTTAACAGAGGGATTTAACAGATACAAAAACTTAAGTGGTCAAATGAACCTGCTTTATATATTAGCAAGTGCTGATTTAATTACCTCTCCAGTACAAAAACTGTTAGACTTTTACAAACAGTTTGGAAGTAGAGATGTTAAAACAGGAATTGTACACAATGCGCTTAATTTTGACTTGTATCCTGAGGGAGAGTTTATACCAAAGGACAAGAAAAAGGGTGAGATTAGAATAGGTTGGCAAGGTGGAATTAGCCACTTAGGAGACTGGGAAGAGATAAAAGAGCCCCTAGCAAAGGTTTTAGCAGATTACCCAGAGGTTACATTACACATAATGGGAAGTTACTATAGAAATCAATTTAAGGACTTTGAAGATAGAATAACGAGATATCCATGGTATCCATTCAAGGCTTATACATACAGATTAAAGACTTTGGGACTAGATGGGGCAATTATCCCATTAGAGGACAAGCCTTTTAATGAATATAAGAGTGAGGTTAAGTTTACAGAGTTTACTGCATTGGGAGTGCCAAGTGTAGTTAAGAACATGTTACCTTATTCTTTAGTTGTAAATGAGAAGAACAGTTATCCATACAAGAATAAAGAAGAGTTTGAGGTGAAGTTTAGGGCTTTAATAGAGGATATTAAGTCTGGCAAGGCTCAAAACAAGGTTATAGAGGGCAAGAAGTGGGTCAAAAAGGAAAGAGATTTAGGAAAGGAAGCAGGTGAGGTAGTGAAGTTATACAAGAGTATTTTACCAGAGGACACACAAAGAGAGTTAATCTAAATATGGTATAATTAAATATATACGAGGATGCACGGGGATATATTTAATTGATTAGACAATACAATGACATTCTCGCAAATGCAGTCAGAGGTAGGTGATTTGCTCAATATGACAATAGGGGCTAATAGCACAGTAACTAGCACGCAGGTTAAAAGAGACCTTAATACTGCCAGAGACCTTGTGTTAAACAGACTTCTAACATTAGGACAAAACTACTTTTTAAGGATTGCTAAGGCTGATACAGTCGCTAATCAGTCTCTTTACTCGCTACCACAAGACTTTAGAAAGTTTGTAAGGCTAGAGGTAGGATATGCCAATGCTACGGACAGGGTTAAGGTAGACCAGATAGACTTAACAGAAATAGGAGACCCTAATGTAGATATTTTTTCTCAAGCAGACCCTAAATACACGATTTTAGGCAATATGTTTGAACTGCGACCAGCACCAACAACATCAGTTGAAGATGGGTTGTATATGATTTATGTAGAAAACCCTGCTGATATGAGTGCAGATGATGACACATCAGGACTTCCATTGGATTATGACCACTTACTAACCCTTTATGCAAGTGCAAAGGGAAAATACACACTAGGACTAACCAATGAGGGGAATAACTTAATGGCACAGTTTAACATGGGGCTAGACGAGATGGAGAACAACATTGTAGAGAGAAATCTTGATAGTGGTGGGACAATCTCCCTTGTAGATGAGTATGGAGGCTTATAATGACAAACTGGACAGATATTCAAGACAAGGTAACGGGATACAGAAAATATAGTGGTGGGGATACACTTACAACACAAGATGGAAGAGCGTTACTAACACAAGATGGAAAAGAATTGACAAAGCAGGGAAGAGAGAGTGCTTTTGTAGATGGGGTAGATAGTGATACTAATTGGGGGTTCTTTGGTGGTTTAATAAGGCTTGTTACAGAAGGATACAGAGAAGAATTAATGACAGAGGGTAATACAGACTATTTGGTGTATAGTCATGGAGAGGATAAGGAAATATGGACTGATACTGCTGATATAAGTACAACATATACTAAATTGAGTGATATATAAAATGGCAGGAATAGACATACTAGACTTAGTAGAGGCAACAGAAGTTAATGAGACCAATGATTACTTGGCAATTGTAGATAAGAGTGATACATCTCAAGATATTACTGGCTCTACAAAAAGGGCAACAGTTAGAAAATTGTTAGGAGATAAGGCACTACCAAGTGGGGATTTTGTAGGAACGACAGATACACAGACCTTGACCAATAAAACAATCAGTCTTAGTAATAATACAATATCAGGACTGTTAGACTTCTTTTATCCAGTTGGAACAATATATGAGACAACTTCTTCTGATTTAGACACAGTAGCCAAGATGAATGCTCATTTTGGAGGAACTTGGGAGTTTTATGGTGCTGGTAGAGTATTAGTAGCAAAATCAACTGATGATACAGAGTTTGATACAATAGGAGAAACTGGTGGGGAGAAAACACATACACTTACAGTAGCAGAAATGCCAACACATAATCATTCAACAACTTTTAACATGTATACAGATACAGGAATATTCGGTTATGTAGCACCACCACCCTTAATAAATGCGAATGGCACTCTAGATAAAACTGTAAATGTAACTACCTCATCAAGTGGTTCTGGTTCGGCCCACAACAACCTACAACCTTACATAGTAGTTTACCGATATAGAAGAATAAGTTAAAAGTATAAATTAAAAACAATAAACAATGGCAGGAAATAAGACATTTACAGAATTAACTGAACTGGAAACTGTTGATAAATCAGCAGACTGGATAGCTGTTGTTGATGTTAGTGATAAATCAGCTTCTGATTATGGCACAACTAAAAAGGCTTTGGTTGACCAGTTTATAGGAGAAAAGGGTGATGCTGCTACAGTAGATGTAGGAACTACCACTACTGGAGAGCCTGGAACTAATGCTAATGTAGTTAATGTAGGGACAACTAGTGAGGCTGTACTAAACTTTACAATTCCTAGAGGAGATAAGGGAGAGAAAGGTGATAAAGGAGACAAGGGAGATAAGGGAGATACAGGAGAAGATGGAGAAGATGCTTATGTTTACATTGCCTATGCTTCTGATGATAGTGGAACAGGATTTACAACAACATTTAATCCTAGCCTAGATTATATAGCAATAAAATCCACAACTACACCAATAGCTTCTCCAAGTGCCGCTGACTTTACAGGTCTTTGGAAAAAGTATAAAGGTGAGAAAGGAGATACTGGCGAGGCTGGTGCTGATGGTGAGAGTGCTTATGTGTATATAGCTTATGCTTCAGATGCAAATGGAACTGATTTTACAACCACTTTTAATCCAGCACTTAACTACATTGCTATTAAGAGTACGAATACGGAGATAGTAAGTCCACAGGCTTCAGATTTTACTGGACTTTGGTTTAATTACAAAGGAGAAAAAGGAGACCAGGGTGAGCCTGGAGAGAAAGGAGATGCTGCAACTGTAAATGTGGGTACAACAACAACGGGACAACCTGGAACTAATGCGAGTGTTGTTAATTCTGGCACTACAAGCAATGCTATTCTTGATTTTACTATACCAAGAGGTGATAAAGGAGACCAAGGTCCTCAAGGTCCTCAGGGTGAACCAGGAGAGCCTGGGAAAGATGGACTAGACATTACTTGGAGAGGTACATACTCAGCAAGTACTTCTTATGTTGTAAATGATGCAGTTTATTACAATGGTGGAAGTTATATTTGTATTCAAAACACAACAGGAAACTTACCTACTAACGAAACATACTGGAATCTAATGGCTGCACAGGGTGAACCAGGAGAAGGAAGTGGAGATGTTGTAGGTCCAGATGGTGCTACGGATAATGCTATAGCAAGGTTTGACCTAGCAACTGGTAAACTGATACAAAACTCTTTAGCAACCGTTAGTGATAGTGGCTCTATAAACATACCAGCAGGACAGCAATATTTAGTAGGTGGTAGTCCAGTTGAAGGGTACTCAGATGAACAAGCACAAGACGCAGTAGGAAGTATTTTAACAGATAGTGGTGAGATAGATTTTACCTACAACGACACAACACCTAGTATTAC